GATTAATTTTAAAAATAATTAACAAAAATAGTTAATAATTAAAATATTTGTTTTATATTTGTAATATCAATAATGACAAACAATTTAAAAAACAATTAAAGATGAGATGTTTAGTGAAAAAATCAGAAATTAAAAAAGTAAGTTTAAAAGAATTAAGGGGTTACGAAGTACCCACTTGGCAAAGATGGAAAAATCAAAAAAACGTTGATAGTCTTGTAAATTCATTAAAAGCTATTGGTCAGCAAAGAGAGGTGATAGTTTGTGAATTGCATAATGGAAGAAAAATTATTACAGATGGTAATCATTTAAGAACTGCAATGGAAAAATCTAATTATAGAAACTGTTATATTAGATTAAATAAGGTTGATAGGGAAATAGATGCATTTAATTTATTTGTTGAGTTTAACACAAGAGGTCGTTCTTTAACTACTTTAGATTTTATAGTATCAAGAGCATCGTTAAGCGACAGAAATCCATATAAAACATTTTTATATGATATATTAGAAAACCCAAGAACAGAAAATGAAGCTAATGTTAATGCTAAAAGACATAATCTTTTTACAATACCATCTTTAGTGGCTATATTTTTAGGAAAACCTGCAAAGATAAAATCAGGCGAGGCTCAATTACCAAAAAATTACGAAAGAGTGAAGAGTTTATTTAAATACATTAATGAAAATTATGTTTACAGAAGCGAAATTACAATGATGACAAAAAATTGGAAAGCCAATAAATTAAATGGTGGTTCTATTATACCTGTAATGCAGACTATTTTACAAAGTAAATATAACGATTTAGGCAACCAACAAATATTAGATATTTTAGTTGATTATTCTTTATGGTTTAGAAAACAAAACGAAACAATGCCTTTTAATAAAGATAACGTTAGTAAAACTTTTTTAGAGTATTTAAAATTAAAAAACATATAATAACAAATAATAGGTGTAAAAACCCTTTATAATTAAAAAAAATAAGATGAGAACAATTAAAAGACTTGTTAGACAGTACAAAGAGAAACGTAATTTAATACCATACAAGGTAGTAGAATTAGAAACAAAAATTATCTGTGAGCATTACAGAAATGGAAACATAGAAGTAAAAATGAAATAAGATGAGAAGTACACAATTACATTACGAGAACGGAAAAGGCTATGATATTATAGATGTGTGTAAGGATTACGCTCTTAATTTCAACAGGTAATATTCTTAAATATGTAGCAAGAGCAGGTAAGAAAGATGATGAACTGAAAGACTTACGTAAAGCATTAGACTACTTACAAAGAGAGGTAGAGTATTTAGAGCAGAAACAAAAGGAATATATTAAACAAACAATAGACAGGTAATGGAAGCATTTGATAATGAATTACACGATTATTTAGATAGTTTAGAAGATAAACACGAATGTTCTGAATGTGGAACACAAGTAGAAGAAAACCAAACATATTGCAGTAGTGATTGTTTTAAAGCATCTATGTTATGATACTAATAATAGATGCAGATAGTTTAATCTTTGCAAGTTGTTACAGGAAAAAACAAACTCCTGATGACAACCCATACTATGAGAAACTATCGGATAGTATAGATAAGTTTGAAGACCAACTTATGGGTATTATAAACGATTTAGAAGAAAATTATAATATAGATAAGGTACTTATATTTAGTGGCTCTAAAGGTAATTTCAGAAAGCTAATAACAAAGAAGTATAAAGCAAATAGAAACAACCAACAAAAGCCACCATTATTATATCAGATGCACGATTACGTAAAAGAGAAACACAATTCTATTTATGGCTATGGTGTAGAAACAGATGATATGGTAGCAAGGTATTGGTTCGATTTATCAAAAGAGTTTGGTAGAGATGAGGTTATGATAGTATCAATAGATAAAGATTATAAACAGTTTCCTTGCTTAATGTATAACTACCATTACAAACATAAAGTGGTTTATGATATTACAGAAGAAGAGGCAATGTATAATTTCTATGAGCAAATGATAATAGGAGATACAGCTGATAATGTAAACTATTTTAAAGGTAAGGGAAAGAAGTTTGCAGAAAAGTATTTAGCAGATTGTAACAGCCATTACCAATACACTAAAAAGATGTACCAACTTTTCAAAGAGGTACACAAAGGAAAAGCAAAACAAAGGTACATAGAGTGCTACAACTTATTAAAATTAAGAACAGATTAATAACAAAATAAAAATAAAGAAATGGATATATTAGATGAGATTTATGAATACGTAAACAAAGAATTTAATTTAGATATAAAGGATGCTACAAGAAAAAGAGATTATGTAGAGGCAAGAGCATTGTTTTATTTAATAGCAAGAAAGAAAACTAATTACAGCTACGAGTGTATATCAGGGTACCTAAATAAGAACCACGCAACAGCAGTACACGCAATGCAGAATATCATACAGCATTTAGATAAAGAAACAGTAGCAGAAGCATTAAGCCATTTTGATTGTGCAGATGATGTACCAAGAGATACTATTGCTTATTTAAGAAGAAAGACAAGCGAGTTAGAAAAAGAATTAAAAGTAAAAGAAGAGATATTAAGAATAATGCCAAGGATGGAAGATGTTTATGCAAAACTAAAATATTTATCAGAAGAACAAAAACAAAGAGTAAATAGGAGAAATGAGTTTCAATTTGAAACTATTGACAAATGTTTAGATACAGTAAATTCATCAATAGGTTTAGTAATACAAGGAGAATAATATGAGCAAGAGTAAACAATTAGAATATTTAAAAGCATTGTTATTAGGTCAATTAACAATAGAAGCAATAGAAGACTTACAGAACACTAATACATATAGACATAACCTAAAGAAACAAGGTAACAGGTTTGTATCTATGTTAGATGATTATGTAAAGAAAGATTACGATATAGTATTTAAGAATAACGAAGTATTGACTAACAATGTAATGAGTAGAATTAACGCTATTACAGATAAGTTGTGCAAAGCTAATGTAGATGATTTAGTGTTAATGGATAGCTTGATAGATAAGTACAACGATAATAAGGAATGGTTCTTTGAAAACCTACCAACTGAATTTAAAGATTTAAAGTAATAAAACAAAAAAATAAATTATGTACATAGTAGGATTGTATGAAGTCAGAGATATTTACCAAGTATGTGATGAAGATGATAATGTATTATTTCAAGGTGGTAAGAATGATTGTATAGTATGGAAGTACTTAAAAGAAACAGGAGAATAAAATAAATTAAAAATAACTATATATTAATATGCAACTAATAAATATTCAAGAGGTTATACCAAACCAAGATAATCCAAGATTTATAAAGGATTATAAATTAAGAAACTTGTAAAATCAATTAAAGAGTTTCCTGAAATGCTAAAGTTAAGACCTATTGTAGTAAATAACGATATGGTAGTTCTTGGTGGGAATATGCGTTTAAAGGCTTGTAAAGAAGCAGGACTTAAAGAAGTGTATATTATAAAAGCAGATGAACTTACAGAGGAACAACAAAGAGAATTTATTGTAAAAGATAATGTAGGTTTTGGAGAATGGGATTGGGATATGTTGAGTAATGAATGGAATAACCAACAGTTAGATGATTGGGGATTAGATTTAACACCTTTTGAAGATAGCATAGAAGATGTAATAGCACAAGAAACATTTAAAGAAGATAAAAAAGAAATGTTGAATATTTGCGAGGTTTGTGGTAAAGGCTTGGCTTAACGAAACTTAACGAAATGAAGGTATCAGAGAATGAATTTTGGGCAATATTAAGAGAGAATGCAGGTATCTATGCAAGGACTGCAAGAGCAATAGAAAGCCAATTTAATGTATCTTATTCAAGACAGGCTGTAAAAGAACGTGCTGAAAAGGATATGGAACGATTGAATGATATTAGGGACCAAAANTTTGATGTAGCAGAAGANGGTTTGCATTCTTTAATGAGNAGTAAGAATGANAGAATAAAATTAGACAGTACTAAATTCTATTTAGAAAGAAAAGGTAAAGACAGAGGATATAGCCAAAGACAAGAAATAACAGGTGCTGATGGAATGCCTACTAAATTTGAAATAGAAATTATAAAACGTGAAGATAAAGACTAATGTAGTTTTTGAACATCTCTTACAATCAGATAAAAAGATAACAATAGAACAGGGTGGTACAAGGTCAGGAAAGACTTATAACATTCTGCTTTATATTATTTTTAACTATTGTTTAAAGAACACAGGTAAAACAGTTACCATCTGTAGAAAAACTTTTCCTGCTGTACGTTCTTCTGTAATGAGGGATTTTTTAGATATACTAAAGCAATACAAATCTTATTCAGAAGCAGAACACAATAAATCAAACCACGAATACAAACTAAACGGAAACCTTGTAGAGTTTATATCTTTAGACCAACCACAAAAGGTAAGAGGTAGAAAAAGAAACTTACTATTTATAAATGAAGC